TTCATATCACGCCACCGTGGCCAGCGGAAAACAGGCCACGCCGACACCCGCTAGGGCGGGGGAAGGAGGCCAGACATGGCCGAAGAGAACACTCAGGCGACTGAGGGCACCGAAGAACAGACTGCAGCAGCTGCGCAGTCTGGCGAGCGCACGTTCACGCAGGCGGACGTCGACCAGATCGTCAAGGAGCGCCTGCGCCGCGAGCGCGAGAAGCACGCCGACTATGACCAGCTCAAGGCCAAGGCGGCGAAGTACGACGAAGCCGAGGAAGCCGCCAAGAGCGACCTCCAGAAGGCTACGGAGCGGGCCGACAAGCTCCAGAAGGAGCTGGACGGCATGAGGGCGGCGCAGCAGCGGCAGACCCTCGTGGCGCAGGTGGCGAAGGACATGGGCGTTGACGCCGAGATACTCGCGTCCATGAGCGGCGCCACCGAGGACGAGGTCAAGGCCAACGCAGAGCTGCTCAAGGCCAAGTTCGCGGCACTTCCCGGCTACAAGTCCGACCCGCACGACAACGGCGGCCACCACGACGAGCCGCCCAAGAGGGACATTCCCATCGTCTTCTAAGAGAAAGGAGCCATCATGGCTCGCATCCAATCTCTCAACGTACTGCTCACCACCACCGGCAACGACTACCTCGCCGAGAAGTACGGCGCGGTCATCGAGAACGTGCAGAAGGCCTGCATCTCTCAGGCACTCAAGAACACCGACCTCTCCGGCACCCCCGGCGCCGGCACCTACGAGGCCAAGCGCTTCGTGAACAAGACCTCCAACAACTACGGCACCGCCCGCGCGGCTGGCGCAGGTCAGGCAGTCAAGGCCAAGCCCGTCACCGTCCCCGTGAACGTCGACAAGGAGATCGTGGTCGAGGCCGAGACCAAGGACGTCACCCTCTACGGCGTCGACAACCTTGTCGAGCGCGAAGCCGCATCCGCCCAGCGCGCCATGACCCGCGAGCTGGAGCGTGCCTTCTTCGCCGAGGCCAATACCGCCGGCACCGCCTTCACGCCTTCTGCTGGAGCAACCGACGCAGTCAGCATTGCCGAGGAACTCATCCAGTCCGTCGAGACCGTTCAGAACGACTTCGTTGATGGCGTACCGCGCGACATGATTCACGTGGTGTGCTCGTCTGCCTTCTACGGCCAGCTCCGCACCTACTTCGACAAGGTCGAGCAGGGTGGCGCGAGCGCCGAGTCGTTCGGCACATTCCACGGAGTCAAGTTCTACAGCTCCGTCTACCTGCCGCAGGGCGTCGACGCCATCGCAATGGTCGAGGGCGCGATCGCGCAGCCGGTGCTGCCCACCATCGCCCCCGCCGAGCGCATCCAGCTCTCCAACGCCATCGGCTTCGGCATCTTCTACAGCTACGGCACCAAGGCCGTCGCCGAGGACCTCATCTTCACCTACAGCTCCGGCGGAACCACGACCACCACGACCGGCGAGTAGGCCATGAGGTTCCGCGACACGAGGACCGGCGCGACCTACGAGCCGAGTTCGGCTTTCGTGGCCGAGATGATGGCCAAGAACCCCGCACTCGTGCCGCTGGACGCAGCCGAGACCGAACCGACGCAAGACCTGTCTGCGCTCACCGCCGCCCAGCTCCGCGAGCTGTGCGGCGAGCGCGGCATCGAGGCACCCAAGCGTGCCACCAAGGCGCAGCTAATCGCACTGCTTGAGGGATAGGAGGCACGCCATGGCCTTTGCCACCGTCGAGGACTACCTGCTCCGCTACCCCGACTGCACCTATCCCACGGCCACCGTCTCCGCGCTGCTGGACGATGCCAGCGACGCCATCGAGGGCGAGCTCACCCCGCGCGGCATCGACTGGACCGACCCCAGCGCGGAGTTCGCGGCCAAGCTCAGGCGCGTCTGCTGCTCGGTGGCGCATCGCGCGATGCCCGCGAACGACGCCGCGATAGGCGCCTCACAGACCACCCAGACGGCAGGCAGCTACAGCTTCTCCGCCTCCTACAGCAACGGCTACGGCGAGGTGTACCTGAACAAGTCCGACCGCATCAAGCTCGGAATCGCGCAAGGCACCTACGTCTATGCCGAGCCCTACGGGGGCGATGAGGATGCCTAGCTTCCCCGCCGAGTCCGTGACCATCCTGCGGCCATCCATCGCCTACGACGAGCGCATGGACCCCGTGACCACGTGGACGCCCGAGCACGTCGACGGCATGCTGTTCGACAGCCCGAGCACCGAGGACGTGGACGGAGCCATGCGCGCCTACGGCGTGCAGGTGACCTACCGCATGCACGTGCCAAGCGACTACGCGGCGAGCCTGCGCTGCTGCAAGGTCACGCGCGACCGCGACGCAGGCATGGACGATCCGCCCGTGTACGACGTGGTGGGCGACCCGCAGCCGCTGCCGTGGTCACCGCAGCCGTGGGACCGCGCGGCGCTGCTCGGGAGGACCGATGGCTAGCGGGGTACGCGTGAAGCTGCACCTCTCCGGCGTCCGCGAGGTGCTCAACGACAACCGCGTGATAGCCGACTGCATGCGCAGGGCCGAGGCCATCGCGCGGGCGGCGGACGCCATGATGCCCGAGAACGGGATGAGAACGGACGAGCACCACGCGGCGCGCGAGGGAACCACCAGCCGGGGCAACCGCGAGGCGCTCGTGATCACCACGACTGACGTGTCCAAGGCCATGCAGGCGAAGCACAACACGCTCACCAACGCGCTCGACGCGGGAAGGGGATGACATGGACGTGGCTGCAGAGGTGGTCACCTATCTCAACGACGTGACCGGCATCCCGTGGTACCACGACCTGCCCAAGCACGCCCCCGCAGAGTGCGGCACGGCGACCCGCAGCGGCGGGCCGTCAGAGCTGGTGCGCGACATGCCCACGCTCACGCTCATGGTCCATGCGGCCACGCGCGGGCGTGCGGCAGACCTCGCGCACGTGGCGAAGAGCTGCCTCCTTGCGATGCCGTGGGACAGGCCGAACGTCTTTCGCGCCGAGATACTCGGCGACTACTACGACCCGCTGGACGGGCGCCACAGGCACCGCATCACGGCGAGTCTGCTCGTAAACGACTGACCCTCTGGAAGGGGGACACATGCCTAGCAACAACACCGCCGACGTCTCCAACGTCAAGGGCGTGCAGGGCGGCTACGGATTCTCCGCGCCCGTCACGGCCACGCTGCCCGGCGACACCGACCCGTTCGCCGCGCTCGGCACGGGCTTCGACAACATGGGCTTCATCTCCAGTGACGGCATCGAGGAGGAAATCGACGCCGACACCGACAACGTCACCGACATGAACGGCGACGTGGTCTACGTCATCAAGTCCACCGAGACCGAGACGCTCGTGCTCACGCTCATCAGCGTGACCGAGGCCGCGCTCAAGGAGATGCACGGCCACGGCAACGTGACCAGCGCAAGCAGCTACTGGAAGGTGGAGCACACCATCAAGGACCACGACCAGCGCGCCTACGTCTTCGACCTGCTACTCAAGGACGGACGCAAGCTGCGCAAGGTGGTGCCCAACGGCATCGTCTCCGAGGTCGGTTCCATCACCTACGTGAGCTCCGAGGTCTACGGACGCGAGATCACCATCACCTGCATGCCCGACGCCGACGGCAACCGCGTCATCGACTACATCCAGAAGACCGCGACCACGACCACTACCGGCAACTAGGAGGTACCAGCATGGCCGACGCCATCACCATCGAGAGCCACGGCATCAGCTTCGACTTCGACCCCGCACGGCTCGCCGACCCGCGCTTCACCTACTGCCTCTCCCGCGTGGCCGACGACACCGTCGCCGGCGACCGCAAGCTGGTCTTCTACGGGCGGATGCTGTCCGTGATGCTCGGCGAGGACGGCGCGTATGCGGCCATGTGCGACCTCGCGGGCAGCGGCAGCACTGACGCGGAGACCTTCAACGAGTTCTTCATGGACGTGCTCACCAAGGCCAGAGCAAAAAACTCCTAGTGCTCGCGGCCCTCGTGGGCAACCACGAGGGGGAGCTGCGGGCCGACTTCCAGCGCTTCTACGGGCTGAACCTCGACGGCATGGGCACCGACTACTCGACGGCCCATGCCGCCGCGCTCGCCGCGAACCTCCCGGGCGAGTCCGCCACCGTGCGGGCCGTCGTGCCCGAGGCGGCGTGGAGCGACGAGACCTACCTGCTCTCCGCCATCGAGTACGACCTGCGGGTGCTGGCGTGGCAGAACTCCAAGGACGGCGCGAAGGGCAGGAACCGCCCCAAGCGCCCCCAGACGCCGGCCGACGTGGAGCGCGTGAGGGGCAAGGTGCAGCAGACCGACTTCGCGGCCATCGTGGCCGCTTTCTCATCTGGGGAGGAGGTAGCGGATGGCTGACCTCGCAACCGCGTACATCCAGCTCGTGCCGTCGCTCAAGGGCGCGCAGAAGACCATCGAGGGCGAGCTCGCGGGCATATCCGGCAAGAGGGCCGGGGGCGCGATAGGCGACTCCATGGGCGAGGGCCTCATGGGCAAGCTCGGCGGCATCGCGTCCAAGGCCGCGAAGGTGCTTGCTGGTGCGTTCTCCGCAAAGAAGATTTTCGACTTCGGCAAGGCCGCGTTTGACGCATACTCCGAGTTCGAGCAGCTTGCAGGCGGTGCCGAGAAAATCTTCGACAAGATAGACCAGTCCAAGATACTTGAGGATGCCAACGGGGCTTGGAAGAACCTCAACATGTCGGCCAACGAGTATCTGGCCTCAATCAACCAGACGGGTGCCATGTTCGCCCAGACCATGGGTGACGAGAAGGGGTACGAGACGGCCAAGGCGGGCATGCAGGCCATCTCTGACTACGCCACGGGAACGGGCCGCGACATCAACGAGCTGAACGACAAGTTCTCGGCAATCACCCGCTCCACTGGCTCCTACCAGTCCATCGCGGACCAGTTCGCAGGCATCCTGCCGGCGACCTCAAAGGACTTCCTTGAGCAGGCCAAGGCGGCAGGCTTCCTCTCCGACAGCTACGAGCAGCTCACGGACGTTCCCGTGGCCGAGTACCAAGAGGCCGTCACGAAGATGCTTGAGAAGGGCGTCAAGGACTTAGGCCTTGAAGGGAACACCGCACGCGAAGCCTTGAATACGTTGTCGGGCTCCATGCTTGCAACGCAGTCCGCATGGCAGAACCTCGTCACGGAGTTCGGCAAGCCCGACGCCGACATAGGCGCCCGAATTGGCGACATGATGACCGCCGTGCTCGGCGAGAACGGGCAGGGCGGCCTGCTGCGCAACGTGACCAAGGAGGTCGGCGTAATCGCGCGGAACATGATTGGCGCGGTGGCGGACGGCATCGGCGCGGGCTTCGACTGGCTTCTGGCCAACGGGCCGAAGCTGGCCAGGGACGCGCTCAACCGACTCGCCATGTCGCTCGCGCAGGCTGGCAGCGCGCTCGGCAACTTCGACATTGGGTCCATGCTCGGTGAGGGCGGCGACCTCGCGGCAAGGATTCAGGACTTCTTCAACGGCATGGGCGCGAGCATCGCCGCCGCATGGCCGAACGTGGTCAACGCCATCCGCCCGCTCATCGCTGGCATCGGCACATTCATCACGACCAACGGGCCGCAGATTCTGCAGGCTCTCGGCACGGTGCTCGGCAACATCGGCAACTGGCTGCTGGAGAACGGCCCCACCATCATCGGCAAGGTGGCCGAGGCGTGGTACTCGCTCGTGGAGTGGGTGACGGCCCACGGCCCCGAGATCGTGGACAAGGTCGCCGAGATTGTGGGCAACGTGGTCAACACCGCTTGGCAGTGGCTAGTCACCAACGGGCCGAAGATTCTGCTGGCCGTCGGCCAGATACTCATGAACATCGCCACCGCCATCCTCGACCACGGCCCCGAGATTCTCGGCAACATCGCCGAGACCATCGGCACAGTCTTGGGCTACGTGGGCGACGCCGCGACCGACATGCTCCCCAAGGCCGTCGAGTTCATGGGCGGCCTGCTCACCGGCACCTCGCAGGAGGGCGAGAAGCTCCGCGAGTGGTTCGCGGGACTCCCGCAGACGCTGCTTGAAGCGATGGGCGACCTCGGCTCGTTCCTCGTAGACGCTGGCAAGCAGATACTGCAGGGCTTCTGGGACGGCCTGACCTCCAAGTGGGACGAGGTCACAGGCTGGGTCAGCGGCATCGGCGACTGGATCGCCGAGAACAAGGGCCCGAAGGCCTACGACCTCGCGCTGCTCGTGCCCAACGGCGAGTGGATCATGGAGGGCCTGCAGGCTGGCATCGAGGCTGGCGTGCCGCAGCTCCAGCGCACGCTTGAGGGCGTCACGGGCTCCATGCAGGCTGCGGTCAGCGCGACCTACAGCGCACCTGCCACGCAGCAGGCACGGCCCGCGGCCCCCGTCGCTGGCGGCTGGTCGGAGGTCACCGAGGCCATAGGCGGACTGCGCGGCGACATGGGGCACCTCGGGATATACCTAGACGGCAACGCGCTCGTGGGCGGCATCTCCGCCCGCATGGACAGGGCATTGGCGGTGTGACATGCAGACAGCAGACTACGCCCTCGTCGCGGGCGGCACGAACATCTGCTCCGAGTACGGGGCGATAATCTCGACCTTCGCCGAGACGCTCCCCGAGCCAAAAGTCATCAAGGTGGACATACCCGCAGGCGCGGACCTCGACATAACCGAGGCGCTCGGCGCGATGGGCTACCACAACGGCACCCACACGCTGGGCGTGCTCGTCAAGGCAGACAGCGAGCAGGCGAGACGTGACGCGGTCCGCGCCATCGTCGCGCTGCTGCACGGCAAGCGCATGGACTACCAGCTCACGTGGGACGCTGGCTACACCTTCACAGGACGGTTCGCCGTGGCCGTGGAGAGACGCTCTCCGCTCGCGTCGTGGCTCACCATCACGAGCGACCGCGCGCCGTGGAAGAAGCACAGCCGCGAGTCGGTGGTCATCGACTGCCACCCGAGCGGCTCCCACACGCTTGAGGGCAGCGAGCGCTACCACACCGTGCAGGCCATCCTCAAGCAGGCAGGCACGACGAAGGTGGGGGACGAGGCTGCTGTGACCCGCGACGCCGCGGGCACCTACACGCTCGCGGCAGACGTGTACGGTGACACGGAAGTCACCGCCACCGTGGCCGACTGGCTGATGTACGTGGACGAGCCCGACCTCAAGGTCAAGAGCGGCAAGATTTCGTACAGCGGCACCAACGCCGTCATCGACGCAAGCTACACCGTCACGAGCGGCAACATGGTGTTCCCGGGCGCAGCCGACCAGCAGGTGACGATACGCTACTACAGATGGGACCTCTGATGGCAGGATATCGGGTCACCTACGGCACCTACGACCTCTACGTGCCGGGCAGCGACACTTACGCCCTCTTCGGGATGAAGCTGGGCATGCGCGTGGACCAGGTTAGCACGCTGCAGTTCACCATGCCGCCCACGCACCCACGCAGGTCGACCATACGCCTGCATGACGCGGCACGCCCCGTGTGCGTCTACTACGACGAAACGCTCCTCTTCCGTGGCTACATCACCCGTCTGGTCACCCAGATTGACATGCGCGTCGTGGTGAGCTGCGAGAGCGACCTCGGCATGCTCGACATGGTGCACGTCAGGTTCACGGACGATAGCGTGTTCACCAGTGATGAGCCGTTCTCGCCGACCGCTGGGCAGGTCTTCGAGTGGGCCATCACGTGCTACAACAACAAGGTCGGCTCCGCCCGCCAGTTCGCGATAGGCCACAACGTGGGCTCGTCGGTGGGCTACCTCCCCTCGTGGGGCGGGCACAGGATGGTCGACGCGAGCACGACCACGCCCGACACGGCGCTGGGCCTCATCGTCGGCTCAATCGTCCAGCCCTACGGCTGCGTCCTCAAGGTCTGGTACGAGGACGATACCAGATACATCGGCCTGTACACAGCGGCCCCCGACACCAGCTCGCAGCGCATCGAGTTCGGCGAGAACATGACCTCGTTCGAGTACAACCTCAACGACGAGGACTTCCACACCGCCTGCTACCCGATTGGCGCGACCTACACCGACTACGTAGACTGCATCAACGTTGCCGTGTGGCGCACGACGAGCGCGGCAGACTTGAGGGACAATAGCGTCTTCATCGACTGCTCGGACGACTGGATTTGGGGCTACGGCGACCCCGACCACGACAAGGTGGACGCGGGAGACATCGTGGTTATAGGCGGCGTCAGCTACGAGGTCTGGCAGGTCATATCTCCGACCAAGGAGCTGGCCATCAACCCCGTCTGGTCCAAGTACATGACGGGCGCTCCGAAGGAGATACCGTCTGGCACGACCGTCTACTACAAGGGGCACAGCCCAGACGGCGGCATAAAGCACACCTGCACGCTGTACGACGTGGGCAACGGCACCAAGGAGACCGACTTCTACAAGACGGGCCCCATCGTGCGCCACACCTCAAACGCGAGCACATACGGCCTTGACACGTTCACGTTCTCGGACTCGGGCATCGGCTACGGCCCCGACCTGCTGGCCAAGGCCATCGAGCAGCTTCGCAAGTGCTGCGAGCCGACGCTCACCATCAGCGTCGACGCCGTGGACATGGCCTACTACCGCGACGGGTACGCGCACCTGCAGGCGGGCCAGCGCGTGCGCGTGGTCAACTCGCTCATGGGCATAGACACCACCATGCAGGTCACGCAGGCTGACATTGACCTCGACAACCCCGCGGCCACCAAGTACACGCTCGGGGCATACCAGCAGTCGGTGAGTCGCAAGGTGAGGGGCAACGCGCGCGACATAGGCGCGACCAACGAGAGGATCGAGCAGATGCGAAACGACACGGTACCGGTTTCGAGCATTAAGGCGCTCCGATAATGGCGCACGTCGACATGGAGCAGATAAAGGCCCTCTGGGAGCGCACGAGCGAGGAGTTCGCGCGTCAGGCCAAGGCGCTGGGCGGCATCATCCTCAGCGGCACCACGCTCTCGTGGTCGAGCGCATCTGGCGACTACGTGGGCGGCGTCGACCTCGCGGGCACGTTCGCCACGAACGACTACGTGCTCGACAACTGCATCATGAGCGCCGACGTCTCTTTCGATGGGTCAACTGGGCTCGTGACCATCCACTTCTACAACGGCAGGGCTGTCGAGCTCGACTCCGTATCCTTCACGATCAGCTAAGGAGACTATAAGTGGCGAACATAAGCAGCATCAACGGCAACCCCATCGTGGTGGGTGCCAGCGGCATCGGCGACGGGGCTGTGAGCACGGCGAAGCTTGCGAGCGGGGCCGTCACGCCTGAGAAGGTCGCGGAGGGATACAGCCTGTTCTCCGACGAGGAGCGCGCGCAGATGGCGGGGCTGTCCGTGCTGGACGACCTCGTGGAGCACGTCTACAAGGTCGTGACCGCCAACATGTACGACCAGCTTGTGAACAAAAGGGTCAAGGCGGACGGGCTTATACAAGGAGATTCTCGATACACGACAAAGAGGTACCAAGTGCACGAGGGCGACCTGATGCACCTTGACCTGCCCTACGACAACGGATATTGCGTGTACCAGTGGCAGACCTCTCTTACCATCCCGAGCACGGGCACCAACACCTACCTCGTAGGCGACGTCGTGACCGAGGCCACCGATGCCATCGTGAGGGTGCCAGAGGGCGCAATCGCGCTCATCACCTGCTCGCCGTCCGAGGAGGCATCCAGTCAGGTCGTGGAGCTGCTCATCGAGAACGTGGGCGAGGTCACCGTGGGCAAGAATCTCGTCGGCAACAACGTCGGCGAGCTGTACCCGATACCAGCGCTGCATGTCAACCAGCAGCTAACGTTTTCTTCCAGTAACGGCGAGGCACCACCGACCGCCATCCGAGTTTACTTCTATGACGAAAACAAGACGGAGCTAAGTTACCTCCAACTGAGGCCGTCTGATGGTGCTTCAAGGACCGTAGTCATAACCGAAACATACGCACCTGCTAGGTATCTCGCAATTACACCACTGCCGATAGTGCCGATTCAGGTTGAGTTTGGACCAGAGGCCACGGATTACGAGCCGTACATGGGCAACGCCGCATTCGACTACGAGGCAGTGGTCAACGACGGCGCAAAGGGCATCGTAGCGCTGAATGCTGACGTGTTTCCAAAGTTGCAGCAGGCCAACAGAAGGCTCAATCTATCCGCCAACGCCTTCCAGGGCCTTCCAGAGATTTTTACGCTGCTGCACTTTAGCGACATACATGGTCACACGAACCTGAGCCGCATCATGGACTTCAAGCGGCACGTCGGCGCTCAGGTCAAGGACACGCTGTGCTCGGGCGACATGGTGGCCGCCTACATCGGCTCTGGCATGGCGTTCTGGAACCAGCGAAGCGACGGCTCGATACTCACGTGCGTGGGCAACCACGACGCGCTGGACAACGCGCAGTACGACTGGACCCACATGGCCGACCAGCAGACGCTATACGACACCTACATCGCGCCGTACAAGGACAGCTGGGGCGCAAACGCCGTGACGGTCGAGGGCCATACCTATTACTACAAGGACTACCCCGAGTGCAAGATGCGGCTCGTCGTGCTCGACACCACGATGCTCGACGCGACGGACAGGCAGGGACAGCTTGCGTGGTTCGCCAGCACGCTAGAGGCGGCAAGGCAAAACGGGTACGCGGTAACCTGCGTCGAGCACTTCCCCGTGGTTGGCGGGGAGAAGCTGGCGTGCAACTTCTGCTCCGTGACGCGCGACGTGCCAACCGACCTCGCGCAGTACGCATGGAACACCTACTACGCAGACGTGCTCGGTGCCGTCGAGGACTTCATGGACGCAGGCGGCGAGTTCACCTGCTGGCTATGCGGTCACGCGCACTACGACCTCGTGACGTACAACCCCGACTATCCGAGGCAGACGTTCATAACCGTCACCACAGCACAGGTCGAGTTGCGCTATCAGGATTGCAACCGCATCGTGGGAGACAGGTCACAGGATGCGTTTAACATCGTCAGCTTTGATACCACAAGTCATTACGTGAAGGTGGTCAGGGTCGGACAGGACCGCGACCTCTACCTTCGGCACATAGGTACGCTCGTCCTCGACTACAGCACCAGCCCTGCAACTGTGATTTACAGCGACTAAGGGGTGGAGATGGACACCGTATACACCGCGCTCGTGTTCCCGCTCCTACTGCTGATAGGCCAGGCGCTCGTGGCCTTGGGCCAGCGCAAGCTGAACCAGCGCATGGACGAGGGTCAGGCAAAGACGGACGCAAAGCGCAAGGCGGAGGCGGAGTGGCGCGAGAGTGTGACTAAGCGGCTCGATGAAATCGAGGGCAAGGTTGACCGCTCAATCGCGCAGCAGGCCATGTGGACGCGCTCGGATATCGTGCACAAGTGCCACAGGTACCTCGATGACCTAGGCAAGGCCAGCACCGAGGAAAAGCAGGCGCTGCACGACGAGCACGTGCAGTACTCGCAGTTCTGCGAGGACTTGGGCATTGACAACAACTTCATTGACAACCTAGTGGCAAGGGTAATGGAGCTGCCGGAGCGCGAGGTGTGAGACCGATCCGGTTCCCAAGGACAGAGAGTGACCTTTGGTTGCGCGGCCCCTGAGGGCCGCGCCTATCGTTAGGAGCCCCTATGACATACCTTCTGCCAGACAAAGCCTACGACCTGATCAAGTGGCTCGTGACGGTGGTGCTGCCCGCCCTGTCTGTCGCCTACGCGGGCCTCGCCGGCATATGGGGCTGGCCCTATGCCGACGAGGTGAGCCGCACCATCGCCGTTGTCTACACGCTGCTGTGCGCCCTCATGGGCATCAGCGGAGCGACGGCGAAACAGGTGGAAGACCCAGACGCGACGGCAGACCTTGGGCGGCACATTGCGAGGTGATGGGCATGGCTAGCATTGCAACCTTCTGCGAGACCATGCGCAGGGCCTGCGATGATTGGAGCCTTGGGTACGACCAAAGCAACCGTTGGGATATCCGCGACGGCGGGGAGTGCGACTGCTCAAGTCTCGTGATTTGGGCACTGCGTCAGGCGGGCTTCGACACCGGATCGGCCAGCTACACGGGGGACATGAGCGACGAGCTCACCGCGCGTGGCTGGCAGCGTCTGCCATTCTCGCTTTCAAGCGTGCGTGCCGGTGACATTCTGCTCAACGACATTCACCATGTGTGCGCCGTGATATCGGGGGCTGGCAGCACGGCAACCGTTGCCCAGGCCAGCATTGACGAGAGCGGCCACGCCACGGGTGGCGCATCTGGTGACCAGTCGGGCCGCGAGACCAACACGAGGCAGGTCTACGAGTATTGGGCTGGCTGGGATTGCATCTTGCGCTACTGTGGAAGCGACTCTGGAAACCCCGGAAGCGGCGAGGGTGCGAGTAGCCTAGACGTTGACGGCTACGTGGGGCCTAGGACCGTGACCGAGTGGCAGCGCCAGTGCGGCACCACCACTGACGGCACCGTGAGCGGCCAGATGGCCGACTGCGCAGGCTGGTACCCGCGCATGAGCGCCGTCACGTTCGAGGCCACTGGATCGGAGCTGATGCGAGTGGTGCAAGAGCGCGTGGGCGTGCCCAATCCCACTGGCATAATCTCGCGTGGCACCATCTGCCACCTGCAAGGCTGGCTGGTGCTCAGCGGCTACGACGTGGGCGGTGACTCCGCTGGCATGCTTGAGGGCGGTACGGCAAAGGCATTGCAGCGCTCGCTCAACGACGGGAGGTGGGCCGATGGGACGCATTAGCTACACTGGCAGGCCCACGCCACGCAAGCCGCCAGTCAGGCCCAGCAACGCTTCTGTTGCGCTCTTCTGCGGCTTCATGGCGCTGGTGCTTCTGGCATCGCTGGTTTTCGGACTGACGCGAGACCTGCCATCCAAGCAGGCGCAGGCCGAACCCAAGGTCACCCACGACAGCCTTGGGCCGACATACACCCATGACGGCGAGATCATCCGATGGTACGTGTTCACCGACCCCGACAAGGGCATCCAGTACCTTGTCAACGACCGTGGCGGATGCTGCCCGCGTCTCGATGAGTACGGCAGCGTCATGGGAGTCAGACCACAAGAGGATTACGAGTAGCATTTAGGCCTGTCACCCCGCGTGGGTGGCAGGCCTTTTTTGTTGCTCGTAAGTTTCCTAGCTAGTATTCTTATCTAGCATATCCGCAGGTAAACGGCTTGTTGTACTGTTACCGTAACTTTCACCTAGTTATCACCGTGAAACACGCCATCATCGTCAATAAACCAATGTGACGGATATTGACCTTTTACGAACCGCTCCATAAACGGACCGTTTGAATTGAACTCGCAAATGACGTTCTCCCTCACGCGATTGCCGAGATCCTTACAAGCACCAGTTTCAACAGCATCGTTGAGACGGTTGGAGCAGGTGTGAGAGCAGCAGTTGACGTGCAATTTGTTGTCGAGTTCAAGTACAGACACATTACGCCTCTTGTAAAAGACTTTGCCGCACCAAGGACACTTCATTTTGACGAATGGCGTTATCCCGCTAAAGGTAATCTGGCGCTTTGCTTTCGAGCGTTTAACAACATTGCCATTTCGATGAAAACTGCCATGTTCAGATGGGCTTACAACAACAAGATTGTCTGGTGAGTTGTTGGACCTATCAAGGTCAAAATGATGAACCATTTCCCCGTCTTCAAGGTTTCTACCTAAGAGCAAGGCGGCAATCAGTCGATGCTCAGCGACGCGAGCACCCTTCTCACCAAGAATACCGAACCAATCAGTTGCCCAAACATATCCGTCCTTTGTGATTTGCCGTATGTCCGCAAGTCTTTCCATGAAGAACCACCAACTTTCTAGTAAGCATGTTAGCAGCATTAGTTTAGCATGACAACAAACAAATAAATATGATTAACAGGGTTAATATAGAAATGATACAAGATTAATTAAGACAAGTTAGCAATCAAAACGACTAATTACCCATAGGTTTTGGACTAACTTACGACTAGATACGACTAACGAAGACGAATGCAACTTCTCGACCCTGAAAACTTACACTCATAGGCCATTTGTACACACTGGACACCCGTTTGTACACGCGAGAGTAAGTTTTGTACACGTATGAAACTTTTCGTAACCGAAATTAGCCGTGGTGATTGATAGCTAAGCTGCTTTCAAATTTCGTAAGGAATTGCTGCTGTACTTTCACCGCATAGTGATGTAAGCGTGCATGGAATTCCATTAGTTCTGAGCCACGTTCCATTAGTCGTTGCACGACTGACGTGTTGGCATCGCTCGAAGGATTATGCAAAATAGTTCGTTGCATGCAGGCTCTTACGCTAGGGCAAATTGGGGCAAATTGGGGCAGACAGAAGATGAATAGAGCCAGATAGGGCCATATATCAGGCGCAACACACTGGCCTCTTAATCCCAAGGTCCAGGGTTCGAACCCCTGCCGGTCCACCATTACAAAGCAGCAGGTCAGGATAGAAATCCTGACCTGTTTTTCGTTCTGTAGGCCCCTGCATATCGCGTGTATCGTCACGTATCGTCCCGTAGCCTGTTTTTGCCTATTCACCAGCGGTGCGATTCTATGCGTCAAGCACCTGCCTGCCACCCTCGACCAGCAGAAACGCGCTTGCCTGCTGGGCTGCCGCCA